GAAGGGCCTTCACCGTGGCCGGCGTGGCCTCCCTGGACCTTCTGGCCGAGGTGTGGGAGTCCCTGGTCCGGGCGCTGGAAGAGGGCACCCCCTACGAGGAGTGGAAGAGAGGGGTGCGGGAGAAGCTAGAGGGTGCCTGGGGAAGGAGGGACGGCTACCGGGTGGAGACCATCTTCCGCACCAACGTCCAGATGGCCTACCAGTCGGGGCGCTGGGCCCAGCTCCAGGACCCCGAGGTGCGGGCTACCCACCCCTACTTCATGTACGACGCCGTCCTGGACAGCCGCACCACGGAGATGTGCCGGGCACGCAATGGTACCGTCTTACCAGCCGATGATCCGTGGTGGCGCCGAAACTGGCCTCCCCTTCACTTCAACTGTCGGTCTGGGGTGAGGCCCCTCACCAAGGCCGAGGCCAGGCGAAGGGGAGTGGTCCAGGAACCTCCTTCCGAGGCTCCTCAGCAGGGGTTTGGCCTCGCCCCCGACTTCGCCGAGTGGGGACGCGCTTACGCCAGAGGCGTTACGGACGCCGCCAAGCCGGGGCAGTGGGAGCCCGCGTTTATCGGCCCGCCCCCGGACTGGCGGACTTACGGCCGTCCGGAGCGTTTACCCGTTCACCCTCCTCCCACTTCCCTCTTGCCCACAGTGGAGGAAGCGGAGAAGGAGGGGTTTAGAAAGGCCCTCGAGGGCGCCTGGGGAGCCGTGCCGCTCTACGTCCAGGACCCCACGGGCATGACGGTCCTCCTGGACGAGGCGTTTCTCCGCCACCTGAAGCCCGATGGGCGAGAACGCTTCCTCTCTTGGCTCCCAGACTTGGTGCGGGACCCGGAGGAGGTCTGGCTGGTGCCCATGCGGAAGGTGGACGGGCGAGCCGTGGCGTTTCGCCTTCGCTACGTGAAGATTTACAAAGATGAGCGGCAACGCAATGTGTTGTTTGTGGGGGAGTTCCAAAAGGGAGTACTAGTCGCTGGGTACACGTTCTTTGAGAGTAGCCGAGCCAGCTACCTGAACGCTCAGAGGATTGGATTTTTGCGCTTCAAACGGGGTTGAAGGGGCCTCGGCCTCCTGGAAGGCCGTGCGTCCTGCACCGGGGTATCGGGAACCCAGGCCCACCCCGGTGGGTTAGCCCTATCTTACCACGCCCCACGCCGGGAGTAAACGGGGGCTTGCATTAGGCTCCGCTTTGTGCTAAGCTACCGCTAGAATCGGCATACTCTAGACCTCCGGGTTCACCCCGGGGGATTTTTCGTGCCGCCATGAAGGTCTTGAGCTCGTTCACCACGGAGATTCCCGCTGGCATCCCGCGGGAGTTTAGGATTTTCCCCTTCGGAAAGGTGGAGACCACCAAGGGGACTTTCCTCTTCACGCCCGAGGACGCCCAGCGCGTCCTCCAGGCCTGGCGGGACTGGGGGAACCGCCTCTCCCTGGACTACGAGCACCAGGCCCTGGAGCCCGTGGCCAACGGCCCCACCCCAGCGGCGGGATGGTTTGACCTGGAGATTCGCCCGGACGGCCTGTGGGCGGTCAACGTGGAGTGGACGCCTCGGGCCCTGGAGCTCCTGCGGAACCGGGAGTACCGCTACTTCTCCCCGGCGTTCCGAGTAGAGGACGGCCACATCGTGGAGCTCATCAACATCGCCCTCACGAACCTGCCCGCCACCAAGCGCCTGGAGCCCCTGGTGGCCAAGGCGGTGCCCTTCAAAGGGGGCGAGGTGGTAGACGGCTCCTGGGACGCGGACGCCGCCATCGCCCGGGTGCGGCGGTGGGCCTCCCGGGACGGGTCCGGGGAGAAGGAGACCATTGACTGGGAGAAGTACCGCCAGGCCTTCGCCTGGTACGATGCGTCTGACCCCGAAAACTTCGGGTCCTACAAGCTCCCCCACCACGACGTGCGGGACGGGGAGCTGGTGGTCCACAAAAGGGGGGTGATGGCCGCCGCTGCGGCCCTGCAGGGAGCCAGGGGCGGCGTGGACATCCCTGATTCGGACGTGGCCGCGGTCAAGCGGCACATCGCCCAGCACTACCACCAATGGGGTGAGAAAGCCCCGTGGGAAAGGGACGAGGAGGCGAAAATGACGCGAGTTCTGACGGCGCTAGGTGTAGAGGACGAGGTGGCCGCCCTCGAGGCCATCGCCCGGCTCAGGGCGGGGCTGGCCGAGGTGGTGGCCCTCACCGGCAAGGAGGACCCCGCCGAGGCGGTAGGGGTAATCCGAGCCTGGAAGGAGGCCGCCCGCCAGGTGGAGGCCCTCACCGCTCGGGTCCGGGAGCTGGAGGCCGAGCGGGAGGCCCGGGAGCGGGAGGAGCTGATCCGCCAGGGCAAGGCTGAGGGGAAGCTTACCCCAGCCCTGGAGCGGTGGGCCAGGGAGGTGGACCTGAAGACCCTCAAGGGCTTCCTGGAGGCCGCTCCTCGCATCGTGGGAGACGGGGTCCGGGAGCCCGCGCACGAGCTCTCCTTGGAGGAGTGGAACAAGCTCTCCTACAAGGAGAAGGAGCGCATCTACCGGGAAAACCCTGACCTTTACCGGCGCATGCAGGCGCTGACGAGGAGGAAGTGAGATGCCTGTGACGACCCGTAGCGATCTGATTATCCCCGAGATTTTGGCGGACGCCGTCCAGGGCGCCTGGCCTAACCGGGTGGCGCTCGAAGGCACGCCGGCGGTGGTGGAGTCCCCCACCCTGCCCGGCGGTGCTAAGGGCGGGGACACGCTGAAGGTCCCCTATTTCAACATCATCGGGGAGTTTGACATTGTCCCTGAAGGAACTCCACTCACCCCGGTCAAGATCACCATGACCTCTGAGACTGCTACCGTGCAGCGAGCGGGGAAGGCGGTGGACATGAGCACTTGGGCCGAGCTGAGTGCCCGGTACGCCGATCCTTACGCAGAGCTGGCCCGCCAGCTGGTAGAAGGCGCAACGCGGGCGTTTGACGCCGCGCTCATCGCCGCTGCCAACGCTACCGGAAGCGGGCAGACCACGGTAGACCGGAGCACGGGCACCATCACCTATGATGCCATCGTGGACGCCCTGAACGCTTTCGGAGACGCCCAGGTGGACGTGGCCGCCGTGGTGGTCCACTCCAAGGTGCTGGGGGACCTCCGCAAAGTGAAGGACTCCAACGGGCTGCCCCTGTTCGTCGATGCTCAGCAAGGCGGTCTGCCCAGGGTCCTGGGCCTGCCCCTTATCGTCTCCGACCGGGCTCCTGTCATCACCGGCACCCCCACCAAGTACGTGACTCTGTTCGTCTTGCGGGGCGGCCTCGCCCTGTGGTACAACGGCGAACCTAAGATTGAGACTGACCGGGACATTTTGGAGGACACTGAAATAATGGCCGTCAACACCTACTTCGTGGCCCACCGATACAGCCGGATGCCGGGGTACACCAAGCCCCCTGTGGTCCGCCTCATCACTCAGTAAAGGAGCGTATGGGACTGACTGCACTGCGCCGCTACCGCCGTTCCACTCCCCCCAACGCTCAGGAGAGCGCCACGCCCCTTCCAGAAGACTTCCCCGGGCGTGGCGCCCTTCTGGCGGCGGGATACGCCACGCTGGAAAGCCTCCGCGGCCTCAGTGAGGCCGACCTCATCGCCATCAAGGGGATTGGGCCTAAACTGGCCCAGCAGATTCTGCAGGCTCTGCAGGCTTTGGGGTCTGAATGACCTACGCTACCCGGGACGACCTCTTCCGCCTGGGGCTGCCCGAGGGGGCCCTCAGGGGCGTCTCGCCGGCCACGATAGAGGACGCGCTGGAGGCCGCTTCCCGGCTGGCCGACTCCTACCTCCGGGCCCGCTACGCCATCGCCGCCTACGACCTCATGGCGGTCCGGTGCTACGACCCGGTCCGGGGGGCGGACGAGGTGCTGCGGTTGCGCTACGAGGACGCCATCCGCTGGCTGGAACGGGTGGCCGCCGGAGGGGCGAGCCCGGAGGTGCGGGACTCCTCTATTGACGTGGGTAGAGAAGCGTTTGCCGCCGTGACCAGCCTTAGGAGGTGGCCGTGAGCGCTTCCCTCAGCGGAGACTTCGCTGGCCTCAGGCGGCTCATCCGCGCTGCCCGTGACCTGGCCACGCCCAAGGGCCAGGCCGGTGTGGTGAAGGCGGCAGCCTGGGGGGCCATGAGCGCCCTGGAGGAGCGCTTTGCCACCGCCACCGACCCCAAGGGCCAGCCCTGGAAGCCCTCCCTTCGCGCCCAGCTGGAGGGCGGGCAGACCCTCTCGGACACCGGACGGCTCCGCCGGAGCTTCAGCGTGCGGGCCACTGGCCCCTGGGGGTTTACCATCGGCACCAACGTCCGCTACGCCGCCCCCCACCAGTTTGGGGCCACCATCACCCCTAAGCGGGCCCGCTACCTCCGCTTCCGCCTGGCCGGGGGGCGGGGGAGGCGGAAGGGCGGCAAGGGCCGGTGGGTAACGGTTGCCAGGGTGGACCTCCCCGCCCGCCCCTTCTTTCCCGAGGGGGACGACCTGGGCCGCTACGCCCCCCACATGGCCGAGGCCATTCAGGCCTACCTGAGGAGGGCCTTGGGATGATCCGCAACTTCTACGCCGCCCTCAAAGCGGCCCTGCCCGCCATCCCCTTCTACCTGGGGGCGGACGCCCTGGGCGAGCGGGCCGCCCCGCCTCGGCTGGTCCTGGTGCCCACAGACGAGAGCTTCGCCCCCGCCAGCGCTATCACCGCTCCCCAGGTTCGCGCCAGCGTGGCCACCCGGTTAGTGGGGCTTCAACTCTGGCTCTGGGGCGAGGGGTACGAGGAGGTGGAGGGGATGCTGGTTGAAGTGGTGGGCGCCCTCCGCCGGACGTTCGGTCCCAGCGTGGTAGAGCTGGAGCGGGGCAGGTGGGAGGAGGGTGGGGTCATCTCCCGAGGAGTGGCCTACGTCCTGGACCTACGGACGCGTATGCCCGTGGTGGAGGCGCGCACCTACGTGACGCTTGAGGCCATCGCCCAGAGGTGCGGTGGCCTAGGAGGGTGATATGCCGAAGGAGAAGGAGACGCAGACGCAGGAGGAA